CTGATTGTTCTATATAAAATATGCTGTTCAGTATTACTTGTATTACCATAATTGAAATCCATATATAATACAGAACCAACGTCTGGTACATAAGATTCTACATTGAAACTTGATACGACACCTGTATCATCTGGATTCAATGCTACGTTTGGTGTACCTGGATTGCTTATGATGTTTGGATCAGTAAGTCCAGTATTTGGATCTGGTTGAAAATCATTTACTGCTTGATCAGCATAGATTGTATCATTATATTCAAAAGCAGCGATTGATACGCCTAGATTCCCATCTGGGTATTTTTCTTCTGCAACATTCATTACACGGAATAGTTTACCTTTACCTGAGTTTAGAACGTCCCAACCATAATCATCATGTTTGATACGTATCACATCGCCAGCATCAATTTGTATACCACTATAATCTAGTTGGAATGTTACGGTCAAATCTTCTCGACTCTGTAATAATCTGCGAATACCTAGATATAATGCTTGTACACTATTATTGACCAATGGCAAATTGATATTCAATCTATTGATTGCTTCGTTTGGACTCATTACTTGTGGAGCAAAATCTTGCAATTCAACGATTTGATAATCTGTTTGATCTTTGATATATTTGTTTGGATAACTGACTTCTACTTCATTGAAAGTATCATTCAAGTTTATAGGGCTGATATTGATACCACCTACTAGATTGCTGCTGTCTACTAAGAATAGATTATCAATATTAGTATAATCTGTATAACTTTGGTTGATGACAACTTTCCATTTTGCAGTCAATTCGCTATATTGCAACCAACTATCGCAACTATCTACAAGATATTGTAAATTGTTTAGGCAATTATCATTTGTGTTTACAGGACCATTTATGCGATAGCGTTCTTGGCTACCACCAGTATATGTGATGATTTCATCACTATAATCATCCAAATCATCTAAACTATCTGTATCGATTCTAGATAATGGTATACCACAACCATAACGTGTATTCAACATATAGTCTTTTATCACGCTACCTGGTTTTGTAAGACTGTTATTGATCTTACACATCAATCCGCCTAGGTTAGTTGTGCCTGCTTTTGTATCATAAGTGACCTTGACTATTGCAAATGCGCAATTTGTCATAGCATCATTTACTGTCCAACCAGGAATGATTTGATTTGCTGTCAACCCACCTGTATTGTATCCACTAGTTCTACCGTTTGTAAACAAGTAAATGTAAATCTTACCATTTACTTTGGTATCAATTTCTGTTTGACTTGGTGTGTTATTGATAAGACCAGTGACTACACCATTCGCACCGAACTGTACTAATTTACCATCATAATAAATGTTAGTTGGTATACCAGGGCTTATTTCATCAAAACTATAACCACTACCTGGTGTCGTATCAGTATGTTCTGCTAATGCAACAACATACCACATTGTTTTTAGATCGGAACTGATTTTTGCATCTGTTACAGGTCCACCTACAAATGCTGAACCATATATCACAGGTATTTTGTTATCTGTTGCTGGTGGCAATTGAATACGACCGCCACCTTCGATTCCTGAAGTACCTTGACCCATTCTTTTGGCAATCAGACTACTTGTTGCTAAGCCTAATACGCTAGCACCTACAGCAGTGAATACTGTCAATGCTGTACCGGCTAGACCAATCGCTGCACCAATCGCTCCTGCAATCGCTGTAAAAATTGCCATATTATACTCCCATCATCCAAACTTCTTCAGTTTTTTTGTAACCAAATCTACTGAAATCAAGATCAGGACTGTTGACCATTTTTGTCATTGTAAACAATTTTATTTTACCTTGTTCTACTAATTCTGCTGCTTGTTTATTATATTCTTTTAGCAATCTATATCCTGCTGTGGTGTTTCTATGTTCTGGTTCTACCCAATAAACTAATTCACGTAATACTTTGATATCAGGATCCCATATATTATTATCTTTGATTCCAATAATCATGCCTATAGGTTTATCAGTTTCAGCAACAATCGCTATACCACCACCTAATATTATATGATGATATAGTTTATTGATATATCCTTCATTATCACAATTTTTCATCATATCGATAGGTGTTTGATTTCTAAAATTGCGCAGCATGTTGCATACATGTGGAAAATCATATTTATTGGCTGATCTTATTTTCATCTGTCGTATTCCTGACCCATATCTCCACCGCCGCGACCACCGCCACCGCCGCCGCCTCCCCCTCCACCGGGTCCGACACCGCCACCAGGAATGATGATTTTTGTTTTTGGATCTTGTCCGAAATCAAATTGTACACCTGCGATGCCGTATACACGATCCATGCTAGTATCAGTTGAATTGAAGTATTTCCAACTTTCTTCATTAGTCTTGCGTCCAGCGATACGATTTTGTAAAACAGTTTTATAACTGCTTGCTGCAACACTGATAGTAAAATTATCATCTTGACCACTACGATCTTCTTCTAATGCGTAACTTGTGATGATACCTGTGAAACGAAGGTATGTATTTCCAAGAACACCATTAGCATCGTAAAAGCCACGATAAACTTCAATCTCACTACCTCTAATTTTTGTATCTAAAACTAATAATATGTTTTGTGAACCGATACCACTAAGACTTATAAGTGTGTCACCATTAGTAACTTTGAGTTGTCTATTCTGTGCGCCAACTTGTAATAAACCGCCCATTGGTAAGAATGTTTGACCGTCAATAACTTCTTCAGTATAAGCACTACTAAATGTGTGAATGCTTACGTTACTGATATTGCTATATTCATTATAGATTGTCAACTTGACAAATTCTGCTGAATATATTTGACTAGTATTGTCAACTTCTGGTATGATCTGTGCCATTATGCATCACCCACAAATTCATAAAGATTGAATGCATCACTAAACTCAATGACAGCATTGTTTAGTATAGTGCCGCCACTTGAAGTCAAATATGCGCTTGGTTTCAATTTATAAACAGGCATGTTTGGACAAAACATCTTGAATTCACATGCATTACCTACAGTGATGCCACTTCCTACTACGCTACTAGTCAAGATATTTGGTCTATTAGTATATACTGTTACAGTGCTTGCGCTACCACGTAATACTTGCGCAGTACTGGTAAAGGGAAATGGATTATTACCAATCTGTATTAGATCATTAGGCTCAAACAATACTGTACCGCTAGCGACTGCTGGTAGATTAGTTAGAACAAGATCATTACCACTTATCGTACCAAAACTTTGTACAGTAATATTATTGATTTGACCAGCACTCATAGCACCTTGATATCTAAATATCCAACTGAGTTTGGCATTATCACTGAATGTTATTATTTCAGGTGTGTTTCTATCTATAGTATCTAATGCTTCCAATAAACTACGTGCTTGATTATAGTAAAATCTACTTGGCACAGTCAATTTCATACGCCATGGCTGATACGTTGGTGTAGCACTAGTGCGGGGTATTTCGTTTCTTGTGATTTGAATACCTACAACTTTTCTACGATCTATTTCTAGACTATCAGCACTGTTTATAATTGTTTGTAACCCTGCCATTTGTTTTTCCTATTATTTGGTGTATGGTTTTACTTCACTACCATATCCAATAACGTATAATAATACTGTCAATGGTAGTAACCATAATGGTACCAAATCTAACATATGTCCCCATGTTAGACTTATAGCACCTAAACTAAAAATATTCAACGTTCCTGCGTTAGGAAAAGTTTGAATTTTATCGAATTGTGTCATTTTCATTTGTTATCTCCTTGTAATTTATTATCCATATGGCATTTCACGTTGTGCCATCTGTACAGTGCCTAATAATGTTTTACGATTCTCGGCAAAGACTTGCGCTACACTCTTACTATCTAGTGCATTGATATTATTTGTGATATAATTGTTAGTTATAGGTGCGCTGACTTGTCCTCTTCCTGTCATTTCAGCAGTTGCACCCAATTTATTATTAGGTATAATATCGCCTGCTGATTTTGGCACAAACAATTCGGGACCTTTCTCACCAACAATATAAGGTTGATTACCTTTTAC